ACAATCTCTACATTTGGCGCGAATATCAAGTTCGCCGAAAGACGAATACCGAACATGCACTTGCTCTGATTGACCGGGAAAATCCTGTCGGCTTTCATGTGGATGGACGCTTTGGCGATCCTCGCGACCCCGATGCGATTCGCACGCTCAATATGCTACTTCCTGGTGCCAAGATTGTTGCTCGGCCACTGGGAGCCAAGAACGGGATATCCGAAAAACTACGCGGCTTTGAAAGTATCAAGCAATGGTTGAAGCCTCAGGCTGATGGCAAGCCTAAGCTCTTTATCGATCGTCACTGTAAGGATCTTATCCGGCAGATGGAACAACTACAGTCTCCTCCCGAACGTGAAGGTCAAAATGCGAAAGAGGGTCAACGCGAATTTGATGATCACGGGCCGGATGCTCTACGCTATTTTGTAAACGAATATTTCCTTATCGGCTATGAGCGCGATGAACTAGCTGAGGTATTGCAACTTTATTCCGGTGTGAATGACGGGATTTTCGCCTATGAATCCATTTTACGCTTAGGCGAGACTTCGGGCTTCCGACTGTAGGGAACCTGGGCGACGTGTAATTTCATGTCGCGTGACACTCATTTATGAGGAAATAGAGATCCCCGGCTCAGGGACGCTGCGAGTCCCAAAGTCTTTCCAATCTTCTGATCCTCGTAAGCCTGAATCGGGTACGAGTTATGAGACGAAGGGTACTGTCCCTTCGCCTTCAGAACTGGCACGCGAAACTGGATCTTCGCTGCCAGTCAAAATTCCTGATGTCGTACCCAAATTTCAGAACCGTCTTTCAATGCTCCGTGTTTTCAAGGAGATGGAGGACGGCGATACAACTTTTGATGTAGCTCTTAGAGCCGCGAAGGTTCCTATTCAGGGTGCGACATTCTTTGTACAGCCTTTTGATGCCAAGCCTGAAAACAAGGACATCGCTGAATTTGTAAAGTTCAACATCTTCGAAGGAACATCTCGCCCGTTTGTTCTGGTGCTTGAAGATATCCTTCGAATGTTTAATGATGGCTTTGCTGTTATTGAGCAGGTTTGGGAAACCCGTGAGTGGGCACCTAGGCGTTCGGGAGCGAACCGCAAGAAATATACGATGCTCAAAAATCTTGCACCACGCCCTGCACTCACGATAGGTGAGATTAAATACAACGATAATGGCGGCCCGACTGGGGTAATGCATTCGGCCGTTAGAGCTAACGGCGCAGTTGAGGAGGTAGAGATTAAGATCGATAAGGTCATGATCTTTACCTTCCAAGGTTTGGGTGGCGATCTGATTGGTAAGCCTCTCGGCAGGACTGCCTATCAGCCCTGGTACTTCAAGAAAGAGCTTTACAAGATTGATGCGATCGGCCATGAACGCAATAGACTTGGCGTTCCTAACTGGGGATTGCCAGAAGGGTTCTCCGCAAAGGATGTTCGCGCGGCTTGGGAACAAGTTACCAATATTCGTACCAATGAGAAGACGGGTTTAGTAAGACCACCAGGCCATACATTCGAGTTTACTCGCGTCGAGAATCAGCCGACGGACATTATGGCTTCGATTGAGCACCACGACGCCAAGATCCTGCTCAATGTCATGGCACAATTCTTGCTACTTGGATTAACAGCCGGCGGCGGTAGAGCTACTTCTGGTTCACAGGTTGATATGTTTCAGAAAGCGATGAAGTATATCGCCAACTACATCTGTGGGGTCTTCAATCTCTACTTGATTCCCAAGCTAGTCGGCTACAACTTTAAGACTTCGGAGTTTCCACAGCTTAAAGTGCGGAACGTTGGGGAAACCAAGGATCTACAGAATTGGGCATCGGCTCATTCGAACCTCGTTACGGCTGGTGCGCTCACCGTGGATACGGAGACTGAGAACTGGTATCGCGAGAACCTCGACATGCCAGCACTCCTCTTTGCGCGTCCTGTCGCCGAGAAGATTGAAGGCGATGAGAATGGCGATACTCCAAAGAGTGGTAAGACAACTGTGCGACCAGGACATACGGCGACGGGGGATACTAGTGTTGAACCGGGTTTCCAATCGACTGCGGGATAGAATAAGATGCCTGGGCCAGAACATGCATATTGGGGAAGGTCGGAGCCTGGAACTGGCTCTGCGCCCATATACGATGATGTCGAAGACAAAGCGGTCAAAAATGGATGGCGAGTGGATTCGCCACCTGCCGCCTATCCACAGGGTTATGACCCCTTCCTCGAACCAGTAGAAGTAGTATTCAACGAGATTCCGTTTGAGACTAGGGAGGGAGTGTGAATGCCCTGGCACATTATTAATCAGGACGGCAAGTACTGCGTTGCTAAGGAGGGTTCGGATACGCCTATTTCGGGCGGCTGCCATGCGAATCGCAGCGATGCTGTGAAGCATATGAAAGCGCTGTATGCGGCAGAGGCCGGAACGATGAAATACAGCGTAGTCACGATAACCGAAGATACCTTCGAAGATACTGACGAAGACGAAACCAAGTGGATTAAGGCTTGGCGATACTCAACGTGGGATCATCCGCGCTACGGACAGGTAAGTATTAGTCCTACTACGGGGATGAATTTCAAGCAGCATTTTGATGAGGGTTCGCTTGGTCGCGAGCATCTCATTAATTACGATCATGGTTCAGATCCGGCAAAAGGAGGTAGATCTGCTGGCGTAATCTTAGATATTGATCCACGCGAGGACGGTATCTATTACAAGGTCAAGTTTACTGATACTGCCCTCCAAGAGATTTATGCCGGAGAATGGCGCTATATTTCGCCGGAGTACGATGATTGGATTAATCCGGAGACAGGTGTTACCTACGAGGATATGCCCTTTGATCTTGCTCTAACGAACACGCCATTCTTCAAAGGTCTACCTCCGCTCAACTTCTCTGAAGTATTTGAGCCAAAGCAGTTTGCCGTATGGTCAACTGCTTTTGTCAATGATCTACCCGATGGCGCATTCCTTTATATCTCGCCCGGAGGTAAAAAGGATTCGGAAGGAAAGACAGTACCTCGCTCTCTCCGTCATTTTCCCTACAAGGATTCAGGCGGAAAGATCGATCTTCCACACTTGAGGAATGCAATTGCACGAATCCCACAGGCGAACATTTCTGCGAGTCTAAAGGCTTCGTTGCAAGCGCGAGCAAGGAGGTTACTAAGTAATGCCGGTGGAAGCCCGAAGGGAGGAAACGTGGACGAACTGCTAAGGCAGTTTGCTGAAGTGCTCGGTGTTGAGCTTACTGAGGACATGGAAGAGGCAGATGTTCTTGCTAAGGCTCAGGAGCTTAATTCAACCATCGAGCCGCTTAGAAAGGCAAAGGCAGAGGGCGAGCGGACTCGCACATTCCGCGAGGCATTTCCTGATGAGTATAAGGAAATGGAGAAGCTTCGCAAGAGCCGGGTTGAAAACGAAGCTATCACGTTCGCTGAGAACTATCGTCGATTCACCATCAAGGCTGGCGATAGCGAGTATAGGTCCACATTCGGTTTCTCAGAACTTGTGATCGATGAGATTGCGGATGTGTACAAGAAGTTCTCCGAGAGAACTGCATCACCCGCCGATGTAAAGAGGCTGCTTGACCTCATTGGCGATAAGGGTATTGTCGATTACTCGGAGGCAGGCTCCTCGCGTAATCTTGGCGATCAGGAATGGAGTGAGGATCCCAAGCTGGCGTTCGCAGAGGCAGTGAATCGGGTTATGGTCGATGATAATCTCGAATACGAGAAGGCCATGAACGTTGCGAAGGATAAGTATCCCGACCTCTACGAACAGTATCTACGCGCCATTCCACAGCGCTGAGAGAGGAGGGTTAGATGGCTGATTCAAACTATGTCCTTTCTAGGGGCTTTGATGTAGCTTCGGGACAAACCATTACGAAGCGTAGATTCGTCAAGTTGTCCGCTGCAGAAACCGTGACACCCGTTGCGGCGATTACGGACGTAGCAGTCGGTGTGGCTCGCTATGACGTTACTGTGGCGGAAGTGGCCCGTGGTAAGGGCGCAGACGTGCAGATGATTGGTATTGCAGAAGTCGAAGCATCCGTAGCGCTTGCAGTTGGAGCACTGGTCGGACTGTCGGCTAACGGTAGAGCGGCGGCTGCAGCAGCAGGCACTCGTACAGTTGGAATGGTCGTTGGTAATCCTTCGACCAATGCTGGCGATGTCGTCTCTGTCCTTCTAAACCTGCCGGGGCTGCTCGGCGTCGGCGCGTAACGCGGAAGGGAGGTAAGGAATGTACGATCCGAGTGTTCTTTACACCGACCCGATCCTTACCAACCTTTCGGTTGGTTTCAAGGATCAGGCGCTATATGGTGCAGAGCTATTCCCGATGACCCCTGTGAATACGCAGTCAGGTCTGTATAGAGTCTTCGACCGCTCGGACTGGCTGCAATTCGAAGATAGGCGTGAGCCGGGTACTACTGCACATGAGATTAAGGGCCGCAAATGGTCCACTGATACGTTTAAGACTGTTGAGCATTCCCTTCAGTCCGCAGTTCTGGATGAGGAGAATCAGCAGCTTAACTCTCAGGGCGGCTTTGCTAATCCTGTATTCGGTGGC